GTGGTAATTTAGATACTAACTCTTTCATGATTGACTTTGATGATGATCATGGAATTAGAGATGAAAATGGTAATGAACAATTACAGTTTCAAACAACAGCTTCAGCAGTTAACCACTTTGATATTACAAACGCAGCAACAGGAAATAACCCTTCTATTACTGCAGTGGGTGATGATAGTAATATCAGCATTAATCTAGTTCCAAAAGGAACTGGACAAGTTCTATCAAATGGGTCAGGTTTAGCAACAACAGGAAAAGCTATTGCAATGGCTTTAGTTTTCGGATAAAAGGATCACAAGGAGAATAAATTATGGCAGCACCAAATCTAGTAAACGTAGCAACGATAACAGCAAAGTCTAAACAAGCAGCTTTAGACACAACTCTGACAACAGAGATTCTTGCTAATGCTTCTTCTTCTAACAAAGTGTTTAAAATTAATAATATCATCGTAGCAAATATTGATGGTTCATCCGCAGTAGACGTTTCAGTGGCTATCACTAAGTCTGGTGGATCTCCTATCATGATTGCTTCTACAGTATCAGTACCTGCTGATGCAACTTTGGTTGTTATTGATAAAAACACTTCTTTATATCTTGAAGAAGGTGATAATATAGAAGCAGGAGCGAGTGCAAACTCAGATGCGACTATCACTATTAATTACGAAGAACTAAGTTAATATTTACAATACTTAATTTTTGTAGTAATAAAGAGCTATGGCTTTATATTTTGCAGAACTGAATTCAGATAACACAGTAATAAGAGTAGTTACTGCTCCTGAAGATATAGTTTCTTCTCCAAATGATCCAGCTGGCGAGACATGGTGCTCTAATAATATTCCTAATGATCCAGATATACCATTAGTTAATGGATCTTACCCAGGAGTAGCTTGGAAGCAAACTTATAAAAACGCTTCTGATGCAGTAACAAGATGGAACTATGCAGGTATTGGGTGGACTTGGGATCCATCTAATAGTGCTTTTACATCACCAAAACCTTTTCCATCTTGGGTATTAAATTCTAGTTTTAAATGGGAAGCACCAATTGCTTGGCCATCTGTTGATGATCAAGGAAACTCTTTACCTAGAGATCGTTTTTACGAAGATAATTTACATATTTATTGGGACGAAAATTCTTCAGGTTATCTTGGACAAAGAGTTGTAGATGGTGTAACAATAACTAAAGAATGGAATTCAGACAATTCAACATGGAGTATTAAAGAATAATTATGACAACAGGTTTTTTAACATCAGGTTTTTCACTAGTAGGACAAATGAATTTACAAAACGATGGCGGAGTTATCGGTCCAGATAACACTCCTGTCGTTAATGATAAAGTAACATCGTTTACATCACCAGGAACTTTTTCAGGTGCTGATCCTAAAAACAGTGGTCAAACAGGAAAAGTAATTCTTATTGGCGGTGGTGGTGGCGGAGCCCACCAGGCAGGTGGTGGAGGAGCTGGCGGAGTTGTTGTTATAGACAGCGCACCTCTTTCATCAAGCTTTCCAGTTACTGTAGGAGGCGGTGGATCTGCCTCTATGTCTGGAGGATCAGGTAGTACTGGAAGTAATACTTCTGCTCCCATCGGTGGCACAACTTTTACCGCACAAGGTGGAGGTGGTTCTGGAACAAGAGGAGCTAACTACGTAGGTCCAAGTCCAACTTATAATGGAAAGCCTGGAGGATCTGGCGGAGGTGGCGGAAGAGGAAACCATAACCCTGGTCAAAATAACCCCGCAGGATCCGGTAACCAACCAGGTGTATCTAATCCAGGTGCAAATCAAAATTTAGGAAATCCAGGTGGAGTTGGAAACGCACCTCAAACTCAAGACAATCGAATCGGCGGTGGCGGAGGAGGAGCTGGAGGAGCAGGCTCTCAATCTACTGCTGGTATAGGACATGAAGCATTTCCAGCTAAATCTCAACCTCAAGCGCCAGGTGTTCAAGATCGTGGATATATTGGCGGTGGCGGAGGTGGTAACGCTGGCGTTAATGGAAATCAAAAAGGAGGAGGTTCTCCTAATTCTTATTTTACACCACCACAAGCTCTTGATGGCAGCGGTAGTGGAGGAGGATCATGTTATAATAACTCTAACCCAGGAACTCCAGGAGGAGATGGTGGAGTGCATGTTATTGAATTTGGTGCAGGTCCTGCTGTTACAAGTGGAAGGTGGTCTTTAAAAGCTGTATACTCTGCAGTGTCGGATGACAACTGGACTAATTAATAGATTTTAAAATTGCAGAAGAAAGAATATAGAGATGTTACACACGATAGTTGTAGATAATTTTTTTGATAACGTAGATGACATAATTAGTTTATCTAAAAAATTAAAATATTATAAAGGATCAGAAAGTGATAATTGGCCTGGTCTTAGAACAAAATCATTACACGACACACATTATAATTTATTTAATAGCGTAATTATAAAAATTTTAAATTATTATTATCCTAACAAAAAACTACATTATAGTAATTCTCATGTTGTATTTAGTAGATTAAAATATGGCGACGAAGGAAAAACAAGATTTCATTTAGACGATGATACTAAAATAGCTGCAGTGATATATTTAAGTGAAGGAAATATAGAAGGCGGAACTACAATATTTGAGAACGATAATAAAAAACAAATCATTGTTGGAAACACTTTTAACTCTATGATAGCTTATGATGGAAATAAACTTCATGGTTATACATCACTACTGCCTTTTAAAAACAAAGAAAGATTAACTTTAAATGTATTTATAGGAGACATAAATGATACACGAACATAAATTTTGGGTTTTAGATAAAGTTATTCCAGAACATATTTGTGATCAAATAGTTAAATGTGGTTTAAATCATAATATTGAAATAGCTCTTACTTCTGACAAAAGCCTTGAAGAACATAAAGAATCTAATCTTGCACATTTATTAAATTATAGAAACTCTAATGTAGCTTGGTTAAATGAAAGTTGGATATACAAACATACAGAAGCTGTATTAAATGCAGCTAACAAAAACGCTGGTTGGAACTATGATTGGGATCATCAAGAATCTGCACAATTTACAAAGTACAACATAGGACAGTATTATCATTGGCATGTAGATTCTCTTGATAAACCTTTTAATACTCCTCACAATTTAGCAATGGATAAAAAAATAAGAAAACTATCTATGTCTTTACTTTTATCTCACCCAGATGAATATGAGGGAGGTGACTTTGAATTTGATTTTTCAAATATAGAACAAGGTAAAATAAAACATTCTTTAAAAGAGTTAAATGGTAAAGGATCCGTTGTTGTATTTCCTAGTCACACTTATCATAGAGTTACACCTGTAACAAAAGGAACAAGATACTCTTTAGTTATCTGGTGTTTAGGGGATCCATTTAGATGAAACAATTTTATTTTCTTTCGGGTTATTCTAGATCAGGAAATACTTTTCTGTCTTCAATATTAAATCAAAATAAAAATATAACTGTATCACCTAATAGTTGTGTTGTTGAGATAATGTATGATTTATTTAAAATGTATGAATCTAGTTGGATAAAAAATCTTCCAGAGTTTTCTGGTTTAAATAACGTAACCATTAAACTTCTTGAAAATTATTACGAACACGTAGACTCAAAGTTTATATTTGAAAGAGGAGCATGGGGCACTCCGTATAATTTAAGTATGCTACAAAGATTAAATTATCAACCAAAATTTCTTTTGTTGGTAAGACCCTTGGTAGAAGTTTTAGCTTCTTATGTAAAAGTTCAAAAACCAAAAGACGTAGAAAATTTCATATACAATGTTATGCATTCAGATGTAGGTAAAATTTATTTTGATTGGCAATCAACAAGTAATATAATTAAAACAAATCAAAACTACCTATTGATAAAATATGATGATTTGGTAAATAACACAGAAGAGAAGATGAAAGAAATTTATAGTTATTTTCAAATACCAGAATTTAAACATAGATTTAAAAATATTGAATCATTTACATATAATGGTGTTGAATATAATGACAGTGTTTTTGAGTCACCTAATTTACACAAAATTAAATCAGAGATAAAAAAAGATGTGTATGATGTTGAAGAATATTTACCAAAGGATATTATAAAGAGATATGCAGGATGGGATTACTTTTAAAGAAAAAGGTTTTTGTATAATAAGAAAAACTTTGTCTGAAGAACTGTTAAGTTTTTTAACAGAGTATTATTGTAATAAAGCAGAAGTATACAATACCAAATTAAAATATAATTTTGTAAATAGATACGATGAGTCAGAAGGCACTTTAAATGATGAGCAGACTCCAAATTCTTATTCTATCTATGGGGACATATCTACAGACATGATCCTTGTAAAATTAAAACCTTTAATGGAAAAGTATACTGGTTTAAAATTACAAGAACAGTATTCTTATATGAGAGTTTATAAAAAAGGAGATGTTTTAGAAAAACATACAGATAGATTTTCTTGTGAAATATCTGCAACCTTAAATTTAGGTTGTGATAAAATATGGCCATTTTATTTAGAACGCGAAAATAAACCACATGAAATTCTTTTAGGCGCTGGAGATTTATTAATCTATAGGGGAGATAGATATTCTCATTGGAGAAATAAATTTGAAGGAGAGGCATGTGTTCAAACTTTTTTACATTACAATAATATAGAAAGCACTAAACAAAAATATGATTCAAGACCACACCTAGGTTTACCTCACTGGTTTAAAGGAAGATAAATGGATAAGTATATTTACGTAAAAGAAAATGCAGTAAGTGAAGAAGATTGTAAAAAAATAATCGATAACATAAATAATTCTAAACTCTATCCTGCAACCACAGATCATATTAAAGATTTTTATAATGGAAAACATATGGATGTTTATAAGCAAGAATGGTCAAAAAATCTTTTTGATTGTGTAATAGAATACAAACGTCAACATCCGTTTCTAGATGGTGGTATGGCAGAATGGAGAATTCAACCCGCATGTAATTATCAAAAATACGAATTAGGACAAAATTATAAACTTGAACATTGTGAACAAGGTGCAACAGAATCTGATTGCAGAAGAATGCTTGTTTGGATGATTTATTTAAACACAATTAAAGTGGGTGGTGAAACTTGTTTTCCTCAACAAAATATAGAATTAAAACCTAAACAAGGGACAATAGTTATTTGGCCAGCTGCCTGGACGCATAGCCATTATGGTAAACCTGCTTTAGACGAACACAAATATATAATTACTGGATGGGGTTCTCATGTCAAACTATAATATATATGATAATTTTCTAGAGCCACTTTTACTAGATTACTGTCAAAGTTATTTTCGTTATGATACATCTTTTTGTTTTCAAACAAGTGAACAAGAAAAGGAAAAAGGTTTTTTCTTAATGGGATTACCACCACACGATTCTTTAATAGATTTTATCTTTTATAAAATAAAAACTATATCTCAAAAAAATTTGCATTTATTAAGATTCTATACAAATTTACAATTCTCTAACATGACTGCTAATACTCATGTAGATGATGGTCAAATCACCTGTTTATTAATGCTTGAAGGAGAAGGAGATTTTGAACTTGGTCAAGAGGTAATACCTTTTAAAGAGAATAGATTAATTTTGTTTAATTCAAAAATACCACATAGAGGACGTTCCCCTACAAAAGGTTACAGAATAACATTAGCATTTAAAACAAATGAAATACTTAATTGAAGATGAAAACTTTTTAACTAAAGAAGAAAAAGAACACATAGATAATGTGTTTAGTAAAATACCTTTTTATTATCAAAAATATATAGGGACTTATAGAAGAGACGCTCCTGTGTTGATTCATAATTTAGTTGCTAGAATTGATGCTCCAGAATTTAAAAATAAGATAGATAGAAATTTGTCAAATCACACTGCATTTTTTTTAAGTATTTTATTAAGATTTACAAAACAATATAATTTAGAGTTTAATAAAATATTAAGGGGAGTAATTAATATAACGTCTAAAATACAATATGATAAAACAATCGTACACGTAGATCATGAAAAAGATACACCTCACTCCATATTCATGATGTATTTTGGAGAGGACGTACACGGTAATTTAAATGTTTATGAAGAAGATAGAAAAACTTTAATTAAAAGCATTACTCCTAAAAATTATAAAATAGTTTGTTTTGGAGATAATGTTCCTCATCAATTTGAATACCCTAAACATGGCATGAGAAGATCATTAGTTTTTACTTTTAATTAAATGCAAAAATATACATTACATAAAAATTTTATTGAAGAAAGTGTATTAAACATTTTATCTGATTGGATAGATAAAAACAAACATACTTTTCAAGATGCAGGTATGGGTGGTAATAGAGTTACATCTAGATATTTTGAAAAGATGAAATACCCTAAAGAAGTTTATGAAGTTCAAAATAAAATAGAAAAAAATTTAAAAGTAACTAATTTACATTTTATGGCTGCTAGTTGTGCTTTTCCTGGTGATCATTGTTATTTACACAAAGATCCAATACATGAAAAAGGTTATGATACATTTCACTGTAATTTATTTTTATCAAATGTAGAAGGAGGTCAACCTTACGTTTTAAAAACACCAATTGAAGATGACATAATAGAGTTTAATAAAGGAGATCTACTTTGTTATTATGTTTCTAAAATTTATCATGGTAGTAAAATTTTAAGTAAAGGAGAAAGAAAAATGTGGGTGTTCAGTTTCTTAGTAAAAAATGAATAAAGTTTATCCAATATTCCCTACACCTATCTACAAGACACAATTAAAAAATATAGTGTCTCAAAAAGATTTAGATATGTTTAAAAATAAAAAACAAACTTGTTTTAAAAATGAAGGAAACTTTGTTTCTAGAGATACTTATATCTTAGATAATAGTTTTCCTAAATTAAAAGAGGCTTTTATGATTCATGTAAATAACTATTTTAAAGATATCATATGCACCACAAATAACATAACTCCCTACATTACACAGTCCTGGCTTAATTATACAGAGGAAGATCAACATCATCACCATCACTCACATAGTAATTCTATTTTGTCTGGTGTGTTTTATGTTAGTGCAGATAAAGAACACGATTCTATAAAGTTTTACAAACCAGGTAATTCTGTAATTCAATTTAGACACAAAGATTATAACTTGTACAATTCAACATCATGGAAGTTTAACGTTGAAACAAATGATTTAGTATTGTTTCCCTCTAGTTTAGAACACTCTGTTGAAAAGAAAAAAGGATCTAATTTAAGAATTAGTCTTGCTTTTAATGTTTTTATAAAAGGTAATATAGGAAAAAAGGATGACTTAAATGAGTTATCTTTATAAAAATTTTTTAACGTCGAAAGAGATAGATGAAATACACGACACTATCTTTAATATAAATTTCCCTTGGCACTACTCTCATGAGAATACTGTATCGTTATTTGATCTTAAACAAGAGAAAAAAAATTTCTCTAATATTCTGGACTACTATCAAGTGTGTCATGTTTTTTATAGTGACTATTCCAAATACTCTTATCTTCCAAATAAAATAATAAATAGACTTAATCTACCAAATAAAATTTTAAGAGCTAAAGTAAATCTTCAAGGACAAAACAGAAGAGCAACCACAGAAACATACAACTGTCCTCATCGAGATATGGACGATCCACATTTAGCTGCTATTTATTATGTTAATGATAGCGATGGGTTTACTTTTTTGTTTGATAATGATAACAATATTACAGACAGAATTATGCCTAAGAAAGGAAATTTATTACTATTTGATGGAAGCAAGAAACATGCATCAGGACACCCAATAGAATCTTTAAAAAGATGTGTTATAAATTTTAATTTATCAAAATGATTTACGAATTTTTAAATAGAATACTTGTCTTTGGCTTGCCTGGTTCAGGAAAAACTACGTTTGCAAAAAGACTTTGGCAATCTTTAAAAGATGAAAATATTAATTATGCTTATTTTAATAACAATGAGATTAGAAACATGTTTCAAGACTATGACTTTTCATTTAATGGTAGAATGAGACAAAGTGATAGAATGTTTAAGTTGTGTGAGATGGCAAGAGAACCTGGTGCAATTGCAGATTTTGTTTGTCCTTATGAACCTTTAAGAGCAAGATTTAATTATTTTATATGGATGAACACTATAAAAGAAAGTCAGTATGAAGATACAAATAAAGCGTTTCAAACTCCCCAAAAAATAAAACCTGATTTTGAAATAATCAATTTTGAATATGATTATGTAATAAAAGAGATAGTCAAAAAAATAAAAAAAGGTCACGTAAGAGAAATAGATACTACATTAAGATGAATGTTCAACATACAATAGAAAAAACAATTTCTAGAGATTGTTACGTAAGTACCTTTTTTATAGAGGATAAAAATTTATTAGAGAATATAAAACAAAAAATTATAGATAAAGCAAATAACTCTCCTCTTAGTTACAAAACAAATGTAAAAGCAAAGTTTACAGGTTTTGAAAGCTTGTCACTAGAACCTGAAACAAAAGAATTTGCAATGCAAATAAAACCATTTTCAAATATTGTGTGTAATAAAAAAACTGCTATGAAAGAGTGTTGGGGAAATATTTATCACAAGGATGATTATGCAGTGCTACATCATCACAGAGCATGCACTGGATTTTCAGGTATACTATATTTAAGTAATGAAGGACCCGGAACATATTTTAAAGACTTTGATTTAACTATAAAAGAAGAATATGGTAAGGTAGTGTTGTTTGAACCAATGTTACTCCATGAAGTAAAGCCTTCAAATCTACAAACCACAAGAATTACTATGGCTTTTAATTGTTATGAAGTTAGCCCTTGGGAATAAATTATGATACGAGCATATCCATTTAAACCATATAATGATGATTTAATTGTAGAGTATTTACAAGATTATGTTAAAAAAAATCCTTGTTGTTTTAAATATCCAAATTGCACTCACCCACCTCATCAATCAGATCCAAATGTTTTCAATACAGACAACCCCACACTTCAATATATTAAAAAACATTATTTTAAGTTTCTAAATGATGTAATCGGTCCTTACATCGTAGAAGAATCAAAAGCATGGGTTTTAAATGTAGAAAAAAATACTAATACTTTAGGTGTTTGGCACAAACATTTTGAAGAAAAACACAAAGATAATATTCAAATTTCAGGTATTTGTTATATAAGTTCTACAAAAATAGGCACTGAATTTGACTTAAATCATTGTACTTTACAAATAAAACCCATGAGCTGCACTTGGTATATATGGGATTCAAAGGATTTACATCGTCCAATGGAAGGTATTCAAAATACAGATCGAGTAATATTAGCTACACAAACGGCTCTAAATAAGCTATAATTGCCAAGCTTTTTAATTTAAGGTATAATCAACTATGCTACAAAAGATAGGTTTTCAACCAGGATTTAACAAACAGATTACAGAAACCACAGCCGAAGGACAATGGGTTGATGGTGATAACGTAAGGTTTAGATATGGCACACCTGAAAAAATAGGGGGTTGGAGACAATTAGGTGATAATAAACTAACCGGCGCAGCTAGAGCTTTATTTCATTTAGTTAATAAAGAAGGTATTAAATATTCAATTATAGGAACAAACAGAATTCTATACGCTTACACAGGTGGTGTATTCTATGACATACATCCTATTAGAGATACTCAAACGTTAACTAACGCTTTTACAACTACCAATGGATCAACAACTGTAACAGTTACTTATTCGAGTCCTCATGGTTTACTTGCAAACGATATTGTGCTTTTTGATAATTTTTCTACGATTACAAATTCTAATTTTACATCCTCAGATTTTGATGACAAAAAATTTATGGTTACTTCTGCACCTACAGCACTTACTATTACTATTACCATGTCATCAGCAGAAACTGGATCAGGAGCTACAACTTCTGGAGGGATAAGATCACAAGCGTACTATTCTGTTGGACCTGCAGAACAGTTACCAGGTTTTGGTTGGGGATTAGGTTCTTGGAGTGGTGAAGCATCAGGGGCAGTTACAACAACTTTAAATGGCGCATTGTTAGATGACACAGCAGGAACTGGTGGATCAGGAACTTCTATTACATTAACAAGCACAACAAACTTTCCATCTTCAGGTACAAACTTTATTCAAGTTGGCAATGAAGAAATTTCTTACACAGGTATTTCTGGAAATGATTTAACAGGAATTACAAGAGCAGTTAGAAACTCTACAAGATCAGGACACTCCAGTGGTGCAACAGTAACTAACTCATCAGACTATGTTGCATGGGGTGAAGCTGCATCAGGAGACTTAGTTCTTGATCCAGGTCTTTGGAGTATTGACGCTTTTGGTAAAACTGTAATTGCTTTGATTCACAACGCAGAAGTTTTTTCATGGAATGCTGATGCATCAAATGCTACAGCAACACGAGCCACAATTATATCTGGTGCACCGACTGCATCAAGAGACATGATAGTATCTACACCTGATAGGCACTTAGTATTCTTTGGAACAGAAACAACTATCGGAGATCCAACAACACAAGATGAAATGTTTATTAGATTCTCTGATCAAGAAGATATTAATACTTACACACCTACAGCAACTAATACAGCTGGTACACAGAGGTTAGCTGATGGATCAAAAATTGTAGGAGCAGTCAGAGGTAGAGATGCAATTTACATATGGTCAGACACATCTTTATTTACCATGCGTTTTGTTGGATCACCTTTTACTTTTGGTTTTGCACAAGTTGGTACAAACTGTGGACTAATAGGACAGAATGCTGCAATTGAAGTTGATGGTGCCGCCTACTGGTTTTCTGAAAACGGATTTTTTAAATACTCTGGTAATCTAGAATCAATGATTTGTTTGGTAGAAGATTTTGTTTTTACAAATTTAAACACTACAGCATCACAATTAATTAATGCAGGTTTAAATAATTTGTTTGGAGAAATAACTTGGTTTTATTGTTCTGAAGGATCTACAGTTATTGATAGACAAGTTACTTATAATTACTTTGATTCGACACCACAAAGACCAGTGTGGACTACAGGAACTTTAGCAAGGGGAACATGGAAAGACTCAGCTATATTTGGTTTACCTCACGCTACAGAATACGACGCTAGTAGTAATGATTCTTATGATGTTGTTGGAAATACAGATGGTTGCACAACATATTTTGAACACGAAACAGGAACTGATCAAATAAAGAGTGGAGCAACTACAGCTATCACTTCTAGCATTGAGTCTGGAGATTTTGATATTACACAACAAAGATCTCAATTAGGTCAATCAACAGGACTTGCAACGTTTAGAGGTGATGGTGAACACATTATGAAAATTAGAAGATTTGTACCAGACTTTTTATCACAAATAGGAAACACACAAGTAACCTTACAATTACGTAATTATCCAAATGATAGTCAAACAAGTTCTTCACTTGGACCCTTTACAATTAGCTCATCTACGACTAAAGTAGATACACGTGCAAGAGCTAGAGCAATGTCTTTGAAAATAGCAAACACAGCGGTATCTCAAAGCTGGAAACTCGGCACGTTTAGATTAGATATACAACCGGACGGGAGAAGATAGTGGCGACTTTAGCAGATTTAGCAAGACTATATTTAAATCAAGCATTACCAGATATTTCTGGTATATTTAAACCTAGAGCTAACACACCTATAGAAGAAACTCCAGTTGAGGAAACTGTACCTGGTATCACTCCACAATTATTACAACCAATAGATGGTGGTGGAGATGGTTTTAATGTTTACAATCCTGATCCAACTAGAACAAGAACTTCAGATCAATATAATCCTTTTAATGCTAGAAGATTTTATGCTAGACCAGATAGTGATGTTGGTATTCCTTCAGGTATATTATCTGATTCTAAATTTTTATATGGAGATCAAGTTAGATTACCTGGAATATTAGGAGTGGGTCAAGAATTTTTAAAAAAAGTAATGCCTGTAAATAGAAGAGCTATTTTAGAAAATGAAGCATTAGGTTCTGGAATTAGATTAGATGATATAGGAAGAGTTGTTGCTGGTCCAGGAAGTATAAACACTGCAGAAAATATTATGGCAGGATATAATTTAGCTAAAGTAACACCAGAAACTATTAAAAAAAGAAGAGATATGATTAATGCTAAAATGAAAGACCCTGAACAAAAAGCAGCCAAACTAAAAGCACTTGATGATTTTGAAAATATGATGTTTGGTACAGGAGGAATTACAGATTTAAGTGATGGTATTTTTGATGAAAAAACTAGAGCTAAAGGAAATATTCCTTTATCAGATCAAATAGCCATGAATCAAGCAAAATCAGATTTTCAACAATTAGTTAACGAAGGAGAAGAGGAACAAGAGCTTTTAGATTTTCTAAGAGTTACAGATCCAAACGCAATACCTACAGGAATAACAGAAGCTAGTTTCCCTGGAGTAGGATTAAATAGAAGAAATATTGTAGACATACAAGATACAAGAGAAAGAATAAATAGAGCAAAACAAAGAGCTGCAGAAGCAGCGTTTGCAGCTGCAGGGGGTAATAGACAACAACAAGCTATGCAAAGAGCAAGAGATCAACAAGCAATAGATGCAGCTAATCGAGCATATAGAGATGATCCTGGAAGTTATTCCGGAAGTTACGATCCTAAAGATGATACTTCTTATAATGATCCTTTTGATCCAGGTGGAGGAGAATAATGGCAAAGATAGTACAAGTATTAACAAGACCTAGTAAAGAATATTCTCAACAAGTTGCTGATGCACAAGTTAGAGATCTTGATGCTGTAATAGAAAAATTAAATACAACGTTTCAACAAGAATTAAAAGACGAGGTAGAAGCACAAAACTTCTTTTTAAATTAATGGCAAATACTTTTTTAAATGCAAAATCAGATCTGACTACTACAAATTTAACCACTGTATATACAGTGCCATCTGCAACCACTGCTGTTGTAAAATCTATATTAGTATCAGAGGATGCAGGATCAGGAACTACAATTGATGTAACTTTGGTTGATGCATCAGGAACCATATTTAGTTTATTTAAAGCTAAAGCTGTTGGATCAAATACAACAGTAGAACTATTAACCCAACCTTTAGTATTAAAAGAAAGTGAGGCTTTAAAAGCACAAGCTGCTCAAGCTAATGAATTGCATGTAGTAGCGTCAATATTAGAGGTAAAACCTAGAGAGGTAGTAACATAATGAGTATAATGGTAATAAAACCAGAAGATATTAAGACAACAATAAAAAATAAAAAGACTGGTGAAGTGTATGAAAATGAAGACGCTTTAAAAGCAGCAGACATTCCAGAAGAAGATGTTCAAAGGGACGTTACTGTAATAATGCCTAGTCTTGATTTATTAGGAAAAACAAAATAAGATAGGAGATTATGCCAATATCTAGAGGACAAATGGAACGACAGCTAAGAATGGGAGGTGGAATTAT